GCCCGGCAAATAGATGATGGTCCTGTTGGCCGCCGTTCCATCGTCAAAGGCGAGTTGAATTGCAGTTGCCGCGCTGATGGCAATGGGCGCAAACTCGACAACCGGCGTATAGCCCGCAGGCGGCGTAGTGATGCCCGTGACATACGCAACATCAGCCGCCCGCGTAGCCGATGCGGTCGTGGTGGGGATATAGCTGGTGGGGAAGGCTCCGGCTTCTAGTTGAGCGCCCCAGAGATAAAGGCCGGACGTGCCGTCGCCGGTGTAGACCGTGCTTGAGCCGTTGTAGGTGAACAGCCGCGCGCGGATGGTCGTTTCAGTCCCGGTAGTCGTAACAATGGTGCAGCGGTACCACCCTCCCGCCAAGGCTTGTATGCTGCCTGACGTTGAGGTGAAGGTGCCGTTCGTGCTGATGCCAGAGACAGCGCCCGCGCCAGAAAGAGAGAAGTTGGCCAGAGCCGAATTAGCGAAGCTCCCCGCATCCATGCGGATGTTCAGGTCCCGCGAACCGCTCGACCGCTTTACGTAAACGCAGAATGCGTATGTGGTCGCCGAGGCGGCCTTAACAAGCTGCTGCCTGACGTCGTGTTCGGCGGTGACCGTCGTGCTCTCGGTGATTGTGTCGGCGGTCAGCGTGCCGTCAGGGGCGGCTGTGGAGTCCGCGCTCAGCGTTAGCTCGCTTGAGGTCCACGTGGTCCCGAACTCCTGCGACCGAAGCAGCAGGTTCGTCCGCGCTTCCTCTACCAGCAGCCCCTTGTCCGTAATACGCGGAGCACCAGAGGCGAACGAGGTCAGCGTGCCTGCGACGGTTTCTGCATAGCCCGTGGAGGCGCGGGTGAAGGTCCAGCCGGGAATAGACGACGGAACACCGTAGACCGCACCCGAAAGCTGGTATTGGTTCGTCGTGAAGTCCGAGCCGAACGTAGCGCCCAGGAAGGGCAACGGCACGCCGCTATAGAAAGAGGGGCCGACCCCCGGCCCGATCATTAGACCAGCCCCGAGATTCCGGTCGCCGTGGTCCCGGTCGACCACACGCGCGAGACGCGCACGGGGACCACACCGGCGGGGAAGGTGCAGGTGCGGGTCTGCCCGCTCTCGGTGACGAACTTCACGGCGCCGCCGACGGCGATCACCAGGGCGCGCGTGTTCACTTCGAGATCGTTCGAATCGTTGGGCGTGATCGGGAAGCAATCTTCGCCCGGCAGGCTCGAGTTGGCTTTGCCTTTGGTGACGGCCATTTCCTACCCCTACGCCGGCGGCCAGGTGTCTTCGATGATCTTCTGCTTGATCGCGTCGATCGCCTCGAGCGCGGCTTCCTTCGAAGTGCAGTTGGAGTCGTCGATGGTGACGCGAACGGCCGAAGTCGAGATCGAAGATCCCGAGCTCGGCGTCACCGTGTCCTTCTTGGCGCCGAGCAGCGCGTCGTATTGCTTCTGTGCCAAGACGGCCTCCTAAAACAAAACCGGCGGGGCGATCCAAGGGCGAACAGGGACCGCCCCGCCGGGCTTCAGCGTTGGGCGAGTGAGGGCGCCCTAGCCGTTGCTCGCGTAAACGTCCACGACCAGCGTGCCGGCACCCGGGAGCGCGGCGGTGGCGATGGTCAGATAGATCGGGGTGTGCGCGGTGAGCGCGGTCTGATTGGAGATCGCCGACGCCAGGCCGAACAGGGTCGGCGTGTCGACGGCGGTGAAGGTCGCGGCGGCGCGATACTGACCGTTCGACCCGTGGGTCTGATTGGTCCCGATCGCGATCACGGCCGAGCCCAGGGTCGCCGACGTGGTGATGATCCCGAAGGCGAAGTAGTCGTTCGGGCGAAGCCGGCAGAGCAGGATATTGTCGGTGGTCGCCTGCGCGGCCATGGTGATGGTCGCGCGGTGGCGGCGCATGCGACCGCCGGCGACCGACCCGTTCGCGATGGTGCGCGGGGTCGACGTGGTGCCGGTCAGTTCGGTGCAGAGAAGGTCGGCCATGACGGGTGTCTCCTGTGGCGCTTACTGGCGGGGATCAGCCCGTGGTGGTGATCTGGACGACGCGAAGCTCTTCGGTGCGGGTCGCGCCGATGGTGGTCTTCGCGTAGACCTGCGTGGAGTAGCGCTTGTCGGGGCGCACGGTGACTTGCGTCTGCACGTCCTGCCACACGCCCAGGTGCATGCCCGACGCAACCCAACAGGGCAGCAGGCGGTTCGAACCGGACGTCATGACGGAGTAGGCGTCGTAGGACGCCGAGTCCGCCAGTTCGATCGGCACGAAGTCGAAGCCCATGAAGCGGGTCACCATGCCGTCCACCAGGACCGGCTTGGAGTTGAAGTCGAGCGAGGCGACCTGGACTTCGTTGAGCAGGCCGTCGTGGTCGGCGGCGGTGATGCCGATGTACGCGCGCTCGGCTTCGAGATCCACGCCCGCGGCGAGCAGGAGCTTCTTCGCGGCGCGGAGTTTGGCGACGTTCAGGTTGGACGACGTGCCGCCGACGTTGACGCCGACGATCTGGCCGGCCGGGAAGCTGGTCGACGTGGTGCCGTTCTCGCCAGTGGCCGACGCGGCGTAAAAGGCCTGCAGGATCTCGTCGTCCTGCGCGCGGCGCATGGACTGCACCCCGTTCATGACGTAGCTCGACTGCGGGTCGATCAGCATACGCAGCTTGTCCTGATCGTCGATCAGGTCGGCCCACTCGTAGTCGTTGGGATAGACCCAACGGGCGTCGGCGGGGGTCGAGATCAGCGGCGTGTCGGAGTGGCGCGCCAGGTTCTTGACCGGCTTGACCTTGCCAATCTGCTCGACGGCCTTGGCGCCCTTGCCGGTGTACCGGCCCTGCGACACCTTATCGAGCAGCTTGCCGCCCTTTTGCTGAAGCAGCAGCTGGACGTTGTTGGCGTAAGCCTGAACGAAGTGAGTAGCGACTTGGTAGGACACAGCGCCCCTCCGAGAAATGAGGTTTGGCGCTAGTTGTCCGTCACCCCCGACGGGCCAGCATTGGGGAGGGCTAAACCCTACCCCTCCGCTATGTGTAAGCCTAAGTGCTACCCACCGTCAAGCCGGTGGGTACGCGATTTTCAGAAGCGTCTCCATTTCGTCGAGCGCAGGCTGACGGACCATCGGGTTCGGCGACAGGTAGCGCGCCTGGAAGGCGTCGTCCTTGTTCAGCGCTTCGATCTTCGCCTTCGCGCTTTCCTGCGTCTCGCGGAATTGGCCGGGAGATCCCTGCTCGCCGGGCTTCGGCGCCGCCATTTCGGCGTACTGCTTGCCGAACTCGGCGAAGGCTTTCAGCATCGGGCCCGTGCCGATCGCGAGCTCGATCCGGTTCAGGGCGTCGGCGTCAAGCCCCACGGCGGCGGCCGCGCGTCTGCCGGCTTCGAGGTTCGGCTCGTAGTTGTCGCCCCATTCGGTTTGCAGGTCGGTGACCTGCTTGGCGCTATCGGCTTGAAACTGTTCGACCTTCGCCTTCTCGGCCGCGGCCACGACGCCGATCAGCTTGTCGGCGAAGGGCTTCGGCAGTCCCGCTTCCTTGAACAGTTCGCCGGCCTGCTCGAAGGGCGCAGGGTCCATGCCCTCCGGGGCGGTGATCCCGTAGTCCTTGGCTTCCTTCGGGACCATGCCCTCGGTCGCCTTGCCGAAGAACTCGGCGATCTCTTCGGGTTTGGCGTCGCCTTTGGGCCGGATCAGCACCCGGCCTTTCGCCAGGTCGTCGCCTCGCTCGAGCCCGACAAGCTTCTCGAGCCCTTCGTAGCTCTCGATCACGTCGCCGACGCTCTTCCAGCCCTTCGCCGCGACCGCCTTCAGGCTCGCTTCGGGGACCTCAAAGGCGTCGAACTTGATAGGGCCGGTCGCGACCTGGCCGTCGTTTTCGGTGGTCGCCGGCGGCGTCTCGGCAGCGGGCGCCCCGGCCGGCGGCACAGCAAGCAGGTCGGCGCCGGGGGTTTCGATTCCATCAGCCATTGTCGTCTTCTCTCAGGTTTACGACCGTGTACGGGTCGAGTTGGAGCAGCTTCACGAAGTGATCCCAAATCTCGCGCCGAGCCGCTAAGGCGGCAACGGCGAGGGGGTCGATCCCGTTTTGCGTCGAAGGAAGCTGCGGCTTTCCGACGCGGCAGAGTTTCTTCAGTTCGGCCGCGAGCACGCGCGCGTCCTTGTTCAGCTGGCCGCGGCCGTCGAACAGCACGCGCCGGGCGGCCACCTGCTTGCGGGCGAAGGTACTTTGCGCGCTCATCCGGGATCCGGGGCGAACCCGCGCTTGTGCTCGGCGCGCAGGAACCCGACGACCGTCCCGCACCCTTGGGCCAGGAGCGGGAGCACCGGCCCGTCGGCGTGGTCACGTCCGACGTTGCAATGCACCGTGCCGTCGTGCTCGACATAGATCACGCCGTACGCGCGCAGCTGGCCCTTCTCCCACCGCTCGGCGGCTTCGTGTAGGGGCGTGGCTTCGGAAGACCGAAGGGGTTTGCCGTCCTTGTCGACCAGCATCAGAGCACCGGCCCAAGTTCGACGACCTTGCCGGCGAGCGTGCCCTCGAGCGAGGAACAGCCGGCCAGGATCTTCCCGTACTGCTGTTGCGCGTCGACCACCGTATTGGCGCCCACGTCGTAGCTGCAGTCGACCCGGCCGTCAGGATAGACGACGATCACGGCGAAGCTCTGAATGTGGTCTTTCTCGAGCAGCGACGCGGCTTCGTGAAGCTTGGAGCTATGCCGCCGATCGAATTCGGACGCTGACGCCGCGGCTGCGCCGTTCAGCAGAAGTCTCTTGTTCATGTTTCGCCCTTTTAGAAGTTCGCTGCCGTCGCGGCCTGCCCTGCCTCTATCATCGTTTTCGCCGTGTTCGCCGCCGCGGGGGCGGCGTCGATCAGCTGTTGCGTCTGCATCTGCGCCTGCTCGGCTTGCTCGAGCGCGGCCAGTTCTTCCGACGTGTTGAACATGGTGAGCGGCGCGCCGTTGATCTCGCCAAGCATGCGCAGGGTGCGCGTGCCGTTGATGCTCTTCAGGATGCCCGGGTCGTACTGCGCGACCGACGTCGCCGCCTCGAGCGTGCGCATGATGCCGACGCCCTCTTCGGAGCGCTGCAGGCGCGCCAGGGGCGAGATATAGTCGACGGCGATCCCGCCGCCGGCGGCCTGCATCGCTTCGGGCAGGGGGCCAAGGTAGGCTTCGATCACGCCTGACGCCGTGTAAATGTCGACTTCGCGCGCGATCACCGGGCCCAGGAATTCGGTCTGCTGGCGGCCCATCGTGGGCGCGAGCAGCGCGCCCTTCTCCTGCGCGCGCAGCAGCGCTTCGGTCGCCGTCATTTCCGGCGTCTCGACCAGGATCTGAAACAGCGTGACGAGGAAGCCGCGGTTGACCGCCTGGCGGCGCTGGTTCTCGCTCTCGAGCGCGTAGCGCGGATCGCCGGTCGGCGCCATCGAGCGGGCGAGAAGCTGACCCTGTTCGTTGACGTAGCCGGGGTTCACCGACCCGGGGCGCATGGTGAAGGGGTTGAGGCTGTCGACGTCGGCCGTGACCCACATCGGGTCGACGACCTGCTCGCCGTAGCGCAGCCCGGTCTTCGACATGGCCTGCAGCGTCTTGTTGTCGCCGAGCGTATCCCAGGCCGGGGAGCGGCCGTAGACTTCGCGCGCCGCGGTGACGTAGCGCGACGTCGGGTAGGGCCAGCGCCGGTAGCCGCCTTCGCGCAGCTTCAGCTTGCCCTCGATCGAGACTTCGCAGGCGTAGTAGGCCATGCCGCGCCAGGTCTTGTCGTTGCCCTTGCGGTCTTCGTTCGGCATGGTCGAGTGCAGGAATTCGAACTCTTTTTCCGGCTCCCGGGTCAGGCACTTGCGGATCGCTTCAGGCAGGGCGTCTTCGCCGAAGCGCTGCTTGGCCTGCCGCGCCGTCATGGAGTAGCGGCGGTCGAGCTCGTCGACCACACCCCAGGCGTTCTCGGCGATGTAGCACTCGGCGAGCGGCAGGG